AACTCAAAACTTTTAACGTCTTCATTCTTTAATACCCTCCATTCCCAGCGTTAGCGAATCCACATATGCCAGCACCGACAGCGGCGTGGCGAACCTGTAATCGTCCCGGAACTTCACATAGAAGACCTCGTCGGGGAAGGTACCGGGGTCCCAGGCCCAGAAAAACAGTTTCATCAGACAGCCGTGGACCTCCCAGAAATACCGGAAAGGGATGTTATTTCCGCCCCAGGATGATCCCCACCAGAATTTCCCCCACTCTGCGCTGTCGCCGTATACCTCCTCGCGATCGATGAACCGGAAGGACACGTCGAAGGTGAGGAGTCCGTAGCGGACCGTTGTGCCGAGGAGGTTGCCCGTCTTCGACCGGTAGGATTCCACCGACACGCCTTCCTGGTACGGGACGAAGGGCGTCTCCGGGGGAAAGGGGAAGTCGATGCGCTGGCCGAGGAAAAGGCAGGCGAGCACAGGTATCTCCGTGGGGTCAGAGATGATGACCTTCCAGTGGCGGGCCTGGACCTGGGTGAAGGTGCGCAGCTGCGCCCGGTCCGAATAGGGCGTGAAGGCGGCAAGGCGCGACGTCCAGGAGACCCCGTCATCCGACGACTGCACCTCCACCTGGGCACCCGCGGTGAAGAGGTTGTGCCCGATGAAGGCGACACAGTCGGCGATCTTGTCGGCGCTGCCGGTGTCGACGGAGATCTCCCATGTCGAGGCGCTTGCGCCCTTCGCAGCCAGATAGGGCCGTTGATCCGCCACGTTCACGGCGGGGTAGTCAGCGTCCTCGTGGTTCGCCACGGGAGTCCCGTCGGCGAAGCGGTTGTCATAGAGGATGACGGGGTTCTCGGCTGCCATGTACTATGCCCTGTCAATCAAAGCTTTGCGGATCTGCGGCATGAGAACATCCCGGGTGTAGCGCTCGGTGCCTATGATCGTGCCGTTGATATTGATGATGATCGGCTGCGGGCTGGATTTGGTCTCGGCCTTCACGCCGAGGTCTCCATTGGGAAGCCTTTTCAGCGGCATCACCGCCTCTTCCCCGGCCTCGGCCATCATCCCATAGCCTCTGGCCATGGGGAATATCACGGGAGAGTCGAAGACATCGCCCCGGCCGTACCTGGCCAGCGGCGTTCCGCGCTCGAAGGCCGCGCCGTGGGAGAGAAACATCATGCCGATATCGAGGAAGCTCCCGAACATGTCTCCGAACCCTCCACCACCGCCCAAAATGGAGCTCAGGCCCTGGCCCAGCATGTCGATAAAGGAACTGCCTGAATCGACTATGATACTGCTGAAAGAGGTACCAGACCCCTCCACGAGACTGCCGAAAATCCCTCCGGAGCCGGTTATCATGCTGCTCATGCCCATGCCGGACTCCGTGAAGAGGGACATCAGGGATTCACCCCCGCCCAGAATGCTGGACATGAAATCAGTGCCCGAGCTGTCCACCAAGCCGGCGAAGGTGTCTGCGGAAGAGGAAACCTGCGTGCCGAAGTAGTCGGCGAACCCGTACATGTCGAAAAGACCCCCGCTGGTGGGGGGACCGAGTTCATTCATGCCCGCCTTCGAGAGCGAGAGGTTCTCGGAGGTGATGCCGCCGCCTTTGCCGCCTGCGCCCGTTGCACCCATTGCCCCGGACGCGATATCCCACGCCGAGGGTGTGCCGCCCGCAAGGGACGGCGTACCGCCCGCGCCCAGGCCCAGGAGAGAGAGCAGGCTGCTTGACCCCGACCCGCCCGATATGCCGAGCAGGCTTAGCAGACCGTTCGAGGAGCCGCCGAGGAAACCCTCCTTTCCGGCCGTGCCGAAAAGGAGCAGCTCCATCGTCATTTGGGCCAGCACGTCGCTCAAGGTGCCGGCCAGGCGTTCCCAGAAGGAGTCCCAATAATCCTCCCAGGTTTTCAGGTCCCCGGTAAAGAAATCGTTGAACACCGAGGATAGGCTCTCTTCCATGCTTGTCGCTGTGTCCGAGACGAGTTTCTGACCTTGCTGGAAGGTGGACCGCATATTCTGGGCATAATCCCGCAGGCTCTGGCCGAGCCCCTCCGTGAAGAGACCCTGCTGCTCGCGGAGCACGATATTGAGATCGACCAGTTTGGCGAGCACGTCGTCGATCTCCTGGCCCAGCTTGAGCCGGGTCAGCGGGTCGGTGGTCTCGGCGAGCTGAGTCTTGTATTGCGCCAGGCGTTGCAGGTAGATGTCGATGCTCTGCGCCGCCGCCGCGCCCGTGCTCATCAGCCCGAGCTTCTGCTGCATCTCCAGCAATGCCAGTTCGTGGCGCTGATCGAAGTCGGCGATCTGGCGGGCCGTATCGAGCCGCTTTGCGTCGAGCTCGTAGACCTCGTATTTCTTGGATGCCTCGATTTTGCGCTGGATGTCGAGTTCCTCATAAAAGAGGTTCCTGAGCTGCGTTTGATTCGCGTATTCATTCTGCGCCAGGTCTTCCCGTTTGGCCGCTATCTCGGAGAGCTTTGCTTCCATTACTTCCCGCTCGCGGGTATAGGTGTTCTGTATGGCCTGCTCCCCGGTCATCTTCCCGGCCTTGACGAGGTAGTCATCCAGCTTGTTCTCTATGGCGGCCCGGCTCTCCAGGTCCTTGACCATCAGGGATTGGTTCAGGATAAGGCGCTCGTTTTCGGACTTCTGCTCCTGCTCGGCGATCTTGCGGATGTTTTCGATCGCTTTCTCTGCGCGTTCGTCGTCGATCTGCTTGAGCTTCGCCGCAGTCAATTGCGCCACGAGCACGCGGTTTGCGCCCTCTTTCTCATATTCCGCCGCCTGCCTGTGGATCAGGTCGATGGAGGAGAGGGTGAGCTTGTCCAGTTCGTCCTGGATCTTCTTGTTCGTGTCCTTGGCCTTTTTGAGGTTGGCCGCCCCCTGATCGCCGGCCCCGGTGTTGACGGGTGTCGTTCGTCCCGGGGAGTTGTAGTCTCCGCCCCATTCGAGGGAGTTGTAGTTGAGCCCCCCCTGCTGGCGGAGGCCCCCGAGCTGATTGTTGAGGGCCTGAATCTTCTCTCCGATTTTATCTATCGGCCCTCCCACCGCTTCCACTTCGAGGCGGACTATCTCCCAGTAGGCTATCTGCCGCTCGATGTCACTCTCGTCGACGAGAGTTGCGGCCACTGCCTTGAAGCGCTCCAGTTCGGCGATCTCCTCGCGGACTTCCTGATAATGGTTGATCACCACGTAGGTGAGGCCGCCTATTGCCGCAGCAGCGATGCCTGCAGGGCCGGCGATACCGGCGAACTGCAAAAGGAAGGCGAAGTTGGACGGCTTTGCCCAGTAAACCAGTTCCTGCAGGTATTTTGTGACGGTGGCAATGGCGTCTCCCGCGGCGAGCATCTTGACGATATAGAAGGTCGCCAGGGCAGCGGAAACGGCGAGCGCTTCCTCCTTGAATTCGATCATGACGCTGATGGCCGTTCTGGCCACCCCCCCGAACTTCTCCATGGCGGCAAGGACGTTGTGCACGCCCGTGGCCAGGCTCTCCGCCCACTGGGCCATTTCACCGGAAGCCTTGAACCGGGCAAATTCAACCTGGAAGTCTTTCAGCTTGTTGATGAGAAATTGTATCCCCTCTCCGAGGGCTGGTTTGAATACTTCTCCCAGGGCGAGCGAGGCCTGCTCGGCAAAACGGTCCATGGACGTCATGAGCTTGCCCACCGTACCCATGGCCGCCTCGTAGGAGCCTGCTATATCGGGACCCTTTTCGAGGACCGCCTGCATCCTGATGTTTGCCTTCTCTGCTTCCGAGAAAGAATCGGCGGTGCGGCCCATCTGCCGGGCTACCCGCTGATAGGCTTCTTCGAAGTTCACGTTGATCCCGATGGTGCGGAGCATCTCTACCTGGGCCGACTGGATGCCGTAAACGAGGCGCTGCAGCGCATCGGAACTGTTGGTATTGCCGATGACGGCGGCATCCTGGGCGAGACGGGCCAGTTCTGTGGCCTTGGCCAGGTCAAGGTGCGCCTGCTGCATGCGGATAATGGTCTGGTAGGACTCCTGGGTCGTGATACCCATGTCCTCCACACTCTGGGCATAGGCGTGCATCATGTCGGAGCTGTACCCGGCGTTCTTGCCCACCGTATCGAGCACCACGCCGAGCGTCTCCACGCGGGCGGCAAGCGTGGCGGACCCGGTGACGGTCTCCTTGATCCAGTCGATAAGCTTGTAGAGGCCCACCGCGGCGGCGACCTTCGCGGCCAGGCTTGTGATCTGGTCCCCGAGGGACTGCGCGGAAGACTGGACCTGGCCGAACCCCGCAATAGCTGCGGAGCTGTCGGCATTGATCCTGATGGTTATGGTATTCTGATTACCCATGACGCTCCATGGAATATTGCATCATCCTGAGGCGCTCGGAGAGTTCGCCCAGGTCGAGCCATTCCTCCAGCGTGAGATCGTTCTTGTGGAAGGGGTACCCGCTCTGTTGCAGGCGGTGGAGAAACCATATGTGAGAAAACCACCGGCTCGGTTCATGGGGCGTCCTCTTCTCGCAGATCGCGCAGACGCGGGCCAGGTCGGACCCGCACCCTTTCTGGCATTCCCGGCGCTTCTCGGGGGTGCAGCGGTCTCTCAGGCGCCGGAGTTCTTCTCCAAAGGGGCTACGTCTTCCACCTCCGCGCCGACAATATCGACGTTATCCGTGGTGTCCACGCGGGCGCCCTCGAAAACGGCGACAGCCAGGGCAGCGACGAGGTCTTTCGCTTTCTCCTCGACACAGGCCTTCCACTCCGGGTCGAAGTCGGGAGACTCCGGATTGGAGGAAATGGCCTTCCCGTTGCGCATGAAGCTGCCGTCCGTAATGCCCTCGATGATCCGAAGGCCGTATTTAGAACGCGTCGGGAAGCCTCTCGTGATGATCTTCCTGCCCTTGCGCTCTATCATTTCCGTCTCGTAGGCCGTCCGCTCGGATGTGGTTGGCAGGCGGTAGAAGAAACCGACTCTGTCGCCTCCGACAGGGTCGTTGATGTAAAGGATGTTCGGTCCGTCTCCCAAGTCTCTGGGCATAATGTTCTCCTATGCGAATGTAATGGACATTTCATCGTTACCCGCGCTGGTCGGCAGGAGCGATCCGGTAAGGTTGTAAATGGGCAGGGTCTCCCGCTCTCCGTATTTGGGTTCCTGGATCTGCACCTTGGGTGTCGCGAAAGTACAGATGTTCCCCGCGGTAGCGCCGAGCGTTGCCGTCAGCGCCACTTCGCTGTTATCCTCCCACATCTGCCAGAAGTTTTTGCTGTCACCTGATCCGTAGACGGCGGTGATGTCCAGCGTGCAGCCCGTTCCGGTGCCTCCGGTCGCGACCTTGCCGGTACCGGTGGTATAATCCTTGCCCGAGGTGAGGAGCTGCACGGTGCCGACGGGCCCGGTGCCGCTCCCGCCGGTGATGGTAAGCACCTTTGCCGTGGCCAGTGTGCCCCCGGTTGTGATGGTAAGGACATCTCCCACGGTATAGCCGGTGCCTCCGTCGGTGGGTGCCGACGCGAGCGTCTTGATGGCGCCGGAGTTGAGCGCCACCAGTTCCGGATCGAATTCGACGCCCATGTCGCGTTCGCTGATGAAATAGGAAAGCATCCCTGTCGCTGCGTTGGCGGAGGGCCTGCGGCTCAGCTTGTTGCCGCTCTTGAACTTGAGGGTCTCGATGATGGCGGCATAGCTGTCGATGGCGAAACCGGCGGAGATGAACCGGGGAGGCTTCGTCTGGTTAAAGGTTCCCGTCTGGAGCGGCGCGTCCACGGGACCGGCATAGATGCCCTGGAATTCCCATGTGGCATAGCCGTACTCTCCCGCCTTCATCTCCGCGTCCCAGAGCCCCCGGCAGCCTACCAATTTGTGCAATATGTCATAGTGCCAGTACCACATGGTCAGTGACTCGCTGTCTATGACCAGAGAGTTCGGCAGGTAGGATACGCTCGTGGCCGGGATGATCGTTTCGGTCCAGTTGGAGGCACGGAGCAGACAGCCGATCTCCGGGGGAGTTCCGGCTGCCCCGGAGCCCTTGATCTCCGTTTTGAACTTCAGCTTCATCCCCTCGCCGATGTTGATCTTCCGGTTGGCGCCGAAATGGGACTTGAGGAACTTCCTCTCCAGGGACTTGGTGATCGGCTCAACGCTCGGGTCCTCGACAAGGATCGCGTTGAGGGCGGCGGTGGGCGCGGCGTCGGTCCCGTAAGCGGGTTCTATTTTTGCCAGTATGAGTCCTTTCATTCTGTGGTACCTCCTTTGTTATCGGCGGCGGGGTCTTCTGCGGCGGTCTCTTCGGGCATGGGAATGGCTTTCGTGTCGGCAACGGGCGCGGTTAGCTCCACGACATTGAACCTGGCCGCCATGGCCGCATCGGCCATGTTCGGGCCGGTGATGTTGCCCTCTTCATCGACTATCCATGATCCCGGGGGTCTGTGTATCATCTGCTCCTCCAATATTTCCTGCGCTATGGGGCGCTCCGTCTGTGGTGGACCTCTGCTTCGGCGACGAAAAAATAGATGGGGTGGAGGGCGCCTTCGTCATTCGCCGATTCTCCGAGGATCATATTACCCACGGTGCCGAGGATGGTCGGATTGGCTGTGAGAACGTCGTCCAGGAATTCTTCGAACCGGACGAGGTAATCGGGGCCTTTCTCGGCGTCATCTTCCTGAAAGCCGCAGTAGAACCTCACGTCATGTTTGCTGTCCCTGGCCTGGGTGAGCGTCTTCTTCGTGACTACCGGGCGCGTTATCAACACGATGGGCAGGTCGTCGAGATTGATCTCGGTGCGCTTTCTGTAGACCTTCCGCACCGTCGGCGCCTTGCCCCATGTCTCCAGGCAGAAGTCCGTAAGAACGTTGTCCCCCTGCAGGATCGTCACCAGACTGTTCATGACATCGACGAAACTCGCGGTCCCGCTCAAAGGACCTCCTTCAGGATCTCCTCATTGATAATGTTTGCGATCGGCGTCTGCCCGTTGAAGCGCTCCAGGGCGTCCGTCAGAAACCGCCTTGCCCCGAACTTCGCCGAGGACCCTTTGCCTTCGTGAATCACGTTCCCGTAGAGGGCCGAATCGTAGATCACCACTTCGTTCGGCCCTGCCGTAAAATAGTCCGCAACGCCGGCCTTTGTCTCTCCGGGTTTCAGCCAGTCAAGGGCCTGCCGCAGAAACCCCGTCCGCACCGGGACGGGATAGCCTCCGGAGGCGACATTCTGTTTCACCGTATACCGGTTCTTGATTTTCCACTTGCCGTCCTCGTGGACGGCCTCGCCGATGATCCTGCCTTTCGCCCCGGCCCCGGACAGAAAGCCGAATGCCACCCTGTGCACCCCTTTACCGATACGCACGAGCGCCCTGGTGACGCCCTTTTGAGACATCTCCGGGAAACGGCCAAGCCGTTCGATGACTACCTTGTCGCCTTCCATGGTAACGCTCATGCTGAGCATGGCTATTTCCTCTTATTCCTGTTTTGCCTGGTCTATTTCAGCCTGCTGGTCGGCATTCTGCTTGAGCAGGTCATTCCATGCGGGAATCTCGCCGGTGCCCTTGATCTGTTTCAGGGATTTGTAGATGTTGAAGGCAAGGCCGATGAGGCCGTTGATCAATGCGAGCGCGGTCGTTGTTTCCATGGTGCCCTCCTATAGGCTGACGTCGATTGCTTTCAGCATATCGGTGACTGATTTGATGAGGGGCGACATCTTCGAGAACAGCTCGGCGGGGGTTATCTTGCCGTCCTGCATGAGGGTCATGTAAGTTGCGAGCGATTTATTCGCCACGTCGAAGGCCGGGACAATCTTCTGAGTCCATTGCTCCTGATACTGGGGGTTCTGGGCCACGTAGGCGGTACCGGCGGTCCAGGCTGTTTCCAGGTTATCCTGGAGGCTCCCGGCGATAATGCGGCCCTGCTCGTCGGACGAAAGTTTGCCCCATTGCTCCTGGACGGACCCGCAGGCGAAGAGGGTGCAACAGAGGAGCAGCATGGCAAAGATTTTAGTTCGCGTCGTTTGTCTCATTTCCTTCTCCTTGGTTTTTGGTTTTGGCGATCGCGCCGACGATGGCAAGGACGATCCCGTAAAGGCTTATCCCGATGGTTACGAGTTTCTCGATGCTGGCCGCCAGGTCGGTGGTGAGGTTTGTGAACTGCTCGAGCTGGTCCGGCTCCAGGCTGACGCCGAGGAAGGCAGAAAGCACAATGCCGACGAGGCCGAACACGGCCCCAAACAGGCGCCTTGACAGCCACCATGGCTTGCCCGTGCCCTTCTCTTCCCGGTAGACCTTGCTCACGTTCTTAAAAACCGCGAGCATCTTGATGTACTTCCACACGACATGTCTCCTTTTTGCGGCGGGTCTATACTGCCCCGCCCTGTTTTGCAATCACATAGAGATCGAGAGTCCTGTTGATCCAGCCCCCGCGGCCGTCCCATTTGCGGTTGCAGAGCTTTTGGTAATACCGCTCCCTCTGCAGGAGCAGATCCTTCCAATCATTCGATCGCTCCATGAGGGCTTTCGCCGTGGCAAGATCGTGGTTCACGATCAGGTCGAACATGATAATGTCCAAGGGGAACTGGTAATGATCGCAGAGGGAATCATTCCACAGGCGCCGATAGAAAGCCCTGGCATACTCTTTTGCATCTTCCATGGACATGCCCGACATGGCCTCAACCTCTTTTGGATGATAGCGCGAGGAAATGCCGAACATCGTGAACTTGCCCGGGTCTCCCTTGAGATTCGACTTGTAGCCCTCATTGACGAATACAAGATCAATGGACCGCTCGCGGTTCTCAACCATCGTCGCACCTCCGGTTGCAGGCCACTTTCATGGCGTTATGTTCGCCCTGTAGCGTGTTGAGCTGAATTTCTGCGGCGCGCATTCGCTCGAACAGGTCGGTCTGGCTTTGGTCTATCTTCCGCAGCGTCTGCACGATGAGCCATGCAACGATGAGGAAGAGCGCCCCCACAACCAACTGGAGGAGTATGGCGTTTTCGGCCCAGTATGATGTCTGCCCCGTCATGCCGCCGTCCTTATCATGTCACATCCCTCCTCGTGGAGTCCCATGTCAGCGGCCACGTCGCCGCTGAGCGAGCGGGAGGCCCATTTCACGGTAAAATGCGTCGTCAGGAAATTGTCAGGCAGGATCACCTGACGGCCCATGCTCCTGACCCGGTAGAGGCCGAGCTGCCGGCGGCACCCCACGTAGCAGAGCGCCACGGTCTCGGAGCAGGAGAACCCGAAGTGCCCGTTCCGCATGTTCTCCAGGGCGACGGTCTTGTCGGTGAATATCTGCTCTTCGTTTTCGAGGTCGAACTTGAAGCGCCAGTCGTAGGGCTGGCCCACGAGGAGATCGGCCCTGGCGCATGCGATTCCGCGCGCCTCCCATGACACATTCGGCGTCAGGAGCACGGCGTAGTCCGTCATGAGCGGATAGAGGGCGTGGCGGGTGAGGATGCCTTCGGAGATCGCCTCGACGATCATGGATGCCGGAGAGGAGTCGACAGAGAGCCAGGCGTGCTTCATGCAGCCCGGTATGCCCAGGTTGCTGAAGTCCCCCCGGTTGCGGTGGAGCCATATGTCGCCTGGTTCGGCAATGCTCACGGCCTCAAGGGCCTCCTCGATGGAGATGAGGCGCTCGCGCTCCCCGAAGGCGAACCAGGGGAAACGGGGGTGATTATGGAGGTCCCCGGCAAGGAAGACGAGCGATTTGTAAAGCGCTTCAGGCATCACTCCTCATCCTCCTCAAAGTGACTCGTCTCGTTCACTGAACCAGAATAATCCGACCCCCCGAGCTGCACCAACAGGTTTTCGGCGTCGGAAAGGTACCTGTCGCGCTGCTTGCGCTCCTCGGCAAGGTTGAAGTCTTCCCCGGAGCCGGTGACGTCGCCTATCCTGATATTGATCCTGCGGGTCAGCAGTTCCGCGGCGACAAGGTATTTTTCCGCACGTTTCACGCGGGCGGCGGTGATGGTGTTCGTGGAGTCATAGACGCCGGCGCCGAGGTCTCCTTCGAGCTTGCCGGCCTCTTCGTCGATTATGTCTTCCAGGTACGTCTCAAAGGCATCGTCCGTGGATTGGCGGAACTGCACCTTCACGAACCCGAGGCCTATTATCTCGTTTGCCGTCACCTTTGCCATGAAAGCTCCAAAAGGCCGGGCCGTTCGAGGCGGAAGCCCGCCTTGCCCGCCCCGGGAATTCTCATCTTACGACAGCGCACATCTCTTGTACTGCTTCGCTTCCCCGATGACGCCGTTGTATACCCCGGTCCAGACGTGGTCGGCGCCGAGGGCAAGCTCGTTCCTCTGGGGTGGGCGCATGTTCAGGTCTTCCCATTCCCCGCGCTGGCTCTTGCCTCCGGGCAGGGAAACGTAGTAGCTCGTATTGGCGAGCTTTGTTGTCGAGATGAGGGTCGAGATGTTATAGACGATCTGGTTGTTGTTCGTGTTGGGGTTCACGAAGGATGCGGCGATGGCCTTGTATATCCGTGCGCGCAGGCTCGGGGCGCACGTGATCGCGAACTGCGAATTCTCGTCGACAATATAGCCCTCAGCGGCCAGGTCTTCGAGGATCGCGGCGCAGGCGGCATTGATAGTCGTCACGTCGTCGGTGGTGTAGGACTGGTTAATGCTGGAGCTGAGCGCTGCGAGGAGACTGTAGAAAAGCGTGGCCTTCTTGTCAAACCAGCGGCGCGTGGTATCGGCGAAGAGCTGGTCGATGAGGTAATATTTGTTGAACCTCAGCCAGTCGTCAAGAATGGGGAAACCGCCGGTAAACCGGCAGAAGCCCACGGATGCCTTCGCCGTTTTGGGGAGTCTGGAAAGCTTCGCCTCTTCGCCAGCGACCTGCTGGTAAAAAGTGACGCCGCCGGTCACATCGAGGACCTCAAAGGTATCGTTGTTGCTGGCCCTCATATCCACTTCGTCGAAGAGCGCCTCGTAGCCCCTGTCCGGGGATTTCAGAGTATCGCTCATGATGAGGGCAATGGGAGCTGCCGGCATCAGGTTTGCATCGTGCCCGACGATCTTTTGCCCTGCCACAGACTGGCCGGATATGACGCCGGGGGGTGTGGACTGTATCTTATCCAGAAATTTTTGGGCTGCGTCGATAATGGCAGCCTTGCGCTCCCCCGGGGGGATCCTCATTATATTCTTCCAATTGAAGACTTTCAACCCGTAAAGCATTTTCATTTGTCAATCCTCCTTGTCAGGTCGTGATGCCGGTCACTATGCCGTTCTCATCTTGGTCTTGTACTCAAGCCAGACCGAAGAGCAATACATCTTGTCTGTAGTATGGGCCACGGGAGTGAGCCCGACCGTCAAAGTCTGGGCCCCTGCGGGCACGTCTGCATGGGCGATGGTGGTGATCTTCTCGGCCCATGTGGCGGTCTGGTTCGTCTCGCTTTCGTCGACGACCTTAGTGTCCCCTTCGTTGAACCAGGAATCCACCGTGAAACCGACGGCGTCGGTGGTGCCCTCGCTTTTTATCCGGGCATGCAGCACGAGGTCCGCCCCGTCATCGAGGTCCGGCGGGAGAGGGGTGGAAAAGAGAACCTGATCGTTGTTGGATGCAACCCATTCCAGCTCCTGGCAGCCGTCGGTGCCGCCATTGATGGGTTTCAGGATCGGCGTCGTGTCGGAGGCAAGAACGCCCCCGTTGGCTGCGATGTTCCCCACGGCCATGCTCGTTGCCTCGCGCAGGGTGGTCAGGGGAATCGGTATGAAGCCCTGGACGCTGATCAGGCTCTGGTAGATTTCTGCCAGGGCCTCTTCAACGTTCGTTTTTGCAGTAAACCCTCCGGCGTCGCTGATGGTGATGTCAGATGCGGGGGGCGTCAGGACGTGGTTAGGCATGAGCATCAAGACGCATGTCGTGTCGGCGGACGCGGCGGCTTCCACGCAGAAGCCTCCCAGGGTGTTGCCGGAGGTGACCTTGGTGAACTCGCCTTCGCTTTCATCCCAGTAGAGTTTGTCTCCCGGGTTGAAGGCCGTTCCCGCCACTTTGGGGGCTATGACCTTGCCCAGGTAAATGTAGCTGTTTTCCTCGTTCGCTTCGGCGTCGTTCACGGCGACGAGCACGTTGCCGTTGTTGACGATGATGTCGCTTGCCTCAACTTCCGCGGTATGCTCGAGGAGCAGAGTCCGCGCATTCCGTATACTGTCATATCCTGTTGCCTGAGCCATGGGTTATCCTCCTTGTTCCGGGCCGGCGTGCCGGCGCGCATTTAGTCTTTCGGCACCAGCGGGTTTTCTTCCTGCCAGGCCTTTTCGCCTTTCGTCCCATCTTTGGATTTGTCGGTACGGGTGTCGCCCGGGAGGTTCGGCGTGTCGGGAAACTTCTCTGCAACGCGCTTGTCCAGGCACTTCACCTCGTCTTTCAGGAATTGGATAGGATAAGAAGAAGCGACGGTTTTTACAGCAGTCTGGGCTTCCGGGGTTTCCGCGACATCGCCCAGCTTCGCCTTCTGGCTCACATACTGGGTGACCAGCTCCTCCCGGAACGCCTTGCCGTCTGCGGCAAGGGGCGTAAGCCCGGAGATCTTCTCATCCCTGGCGGAAACCTCGCCGGCGAGACGCTTGATCTCGGTATCTTTTTCGTCCACAAGGGACTTGACGGCAGCGACAGCCTGGTCCTCCGTCATACCCTCGGAAAAGGACTTCCCCAATGTGCGTAATAGCCTTTTCAGAAATTCGTTCATGGTGTGTTTTCCTCCTTCTAAATTTTCATGCGAATCAAAATTATGCGATGTGTCCCCGGCACCTTCCGTCCCGGGCGATTTGACCCTGGCGCCGTACTGCGAGCCCAAGTACACCAGGCTGCCTTCCGTCGCCTCCCCCTTGCCCCTGTACTCGTAATAGAGCGTCTGGCCGGTCTGGGTATCGGTAACCGGTGACAGGGACGCAGCCCTGAAACCGATGCTCGTATACTCGAAAATCCCGGCATCGATCTTGACGATATCTTCCTTCGGAGTCCCTTCGATGGGGATGTAGAACCAGGGACTGATGAACATCACCTGAGAGACACCCTCCGGGAGGCGAAATTCTTCCCCCGTCTCGGCCTGAGCCTGTTCAACGGGCATGGTCTCGATCTCGCAATCGAAAAACTTGCCGATGGCGGACTTGCGGCTTTCCCACTTGTCGTGGTCCATAAGCTGGGTCTTTCGGACGATGGTCCTGGCGAAGTCCTGAAGGATCTGCTCCGAGAAGCGTTCGTTGTCGCGGTCGATGGCATTGTTCGCGAGCCGCATCTGGCCGATGTAAAGCTCTTCGGCCTTGAAAGGCCTGCGGGTGAACTTGTTTATGGCGGCGAGCTGCTCATCGGACGCCGTTGTCGGGGACCGCTTGAAGCCCGTAAACCTGAGCGCCTTGGACCCCTCCACCCATGATTTATTCATATCTTCATCCCTTTCTTGCGCATCAGCGGCAGGATACCGTCGATGGTGATGGATTCCGGCTGTTTCTTCTTTGCCGTCGCGGCTTCTTCGTCGTCAACCTCGGATTTTGTGCCTTCCACCCCGATCTCCGGATCGGCAAACTCTTTTTCATCATCTTCTTTCTTCTTCGTCATCTCGTAGCCCTTGGCCTTTTCCTTCGCCATATGTCACCTCGTCCCAAACTGGCATGCATGCAAAGCAACTGTTTCTGCCATTGATACCATCAAAAAGTGAAGTGTTCTGGCAGATGATTGCATTATTTTTTGCGACGCCCTTGCCCGAAGCACCTCCCGGCGGCGTCGAGGTGGACGTCCATGCAGGTGCAGCCATATACCCCGGGAGCAATCATCTTGTTCCATTCGCAGCCGTTGTTGTCGCAGGTCAGGGAGATTTTCCCGAGCTTGCAGCCGCCGTCGTTCAGCCAATGGGTGCAGGTTTTCGCCTGGCAGATCCACCTGCCGTCCTGCTTGCTCCAGGTCTCGGCCCTCCGCTCGCAAGAGCAGCCATCATCGCTGCAATGTGGTTTCATCACATTTCCCTCTCACCCTTGCTTCCGTAGTGTGTAAACGACTACTGAATGGACATGCGTCCCGTTTTCGTCCCTGTCTTCCGCCTCGAAGCGGTATTTGTCCGCGATCTTGAAACCGGACTCCTTGAAAAGCTTTTCTGCCTCGCCAATTTTGAAGTTAATCTCCGTGCGGGCTGGCGCCTCCGTCTCCTCGTTGTGGTAGACGCTTTTGACATAGAGGTAGAGGAGGGCAATCCCGCTGGCGGCAAGGACCCTCGAAACCTCCCGTATACTCTTGTTCATGTCCGTGGAATGGAGAACGGACAATGAATAGACCGCATCGAACTGGCCGTTGGCGAAGCGGAGGCCTTCGGCGTCGCCGACTTCGAAGGTAACGTTTTTCAGTGTGTTCGCCTTCTGGGCTATTTCCACGGCGTCGGGAGAGATGTCTATGCCCGTCACTGAATACCCGGCCTGACCAAAGAAGATGGAATCCCGGCCGTTTCCGCAACCTATCTCAAGGATAGACCTGGTCCCGGTATTTTCCTTCTCGCCCGCCACGAGCGATTTCGCCAGCGGAGACGGCTCCATGGACCCGGCCCAGTGAGGATCGCGACGCCACGCCTCAATCCAGTCCTGGCGCGTCATATCCGTCTTCCGGCCGCCAACGTTGAACGTTGAACCCGGAACGTTGAACGTCTTCCCGGCCGCCGGTCTCGTGCCGCATCGGCAGCGCGGATGCGTGTCCCGCCCGGGGACTGGGCAACTGCCGATCGGGTAGACCCCCGCCAAGGCGAAGCAGATGGGGCAGCCGTCCGGGGCGGGGACAAACTCCACCATCTCCACCTTCCACTGTTTCCACTCGTCCAGCTTGGCCCTTTCCGCCGCCATGGTCATTTCCGTGCGGGCGAGGCGTTCCCAGTCACTGTTCTTGTCCTCGAAGAGCTTCCTGAGCCTGGCCGCCACGTGCACAGGGTTGGTCCCCGCGAGCATCTGCGCCTGCATCTCCGGGAGGATCCTGTTGACGATGGCCTTCGTGGCGTTATCCTTGACGAAATCAAAGCCGCTGGCGCAGAGCGCATCATAGACTTCCGCGTTCTTGATAATGTCCAGGATGGGCCGTTCCTTGCCGATGAGCTTGGCGGCCTGGATCAGGCCAAGAGAATAGCTTTGGCCGTAATACCAGCGCACGGGCGAGTCGGGATCGTCAATCACATACGCCCCGATCATGTCCCGCATGGCCTTCATGACGGCGGCGCGCTGCTCGTCGGTAAAGGTGAAGGCTCCCATGCTGGGCAGGGCGTCCTTCGTGATGTCCGGCGGCGCGCTTGCCGTCTTCGCGCCCGGGAGCTTCAGCGTCGTCATCACCCGGTCTTGCAGCGCGGCCCAGTCGGTTTTGAGCTTCGCCTCGTACTGCGTCTCTATCCGGTCCAGCTCCGGCCACGGGGTGGGGCGCGTCACCTCCTTGCAGCCCTCGTGACCGCCATGCATGCCGTGGAAGTCCTGGCCGGGTAATGGCAGTTTCGTTTCCCGTGCGCCCCATGGCCCCGCCACCTTCTTCCCGATGGCGAGGTCCGAGCGGTCTATCTGGATGCCTGCGGCGGCTGCATTCTGCAAATAATACATATCCGCCTGGGCATGGAGGAAACGGGCCTGGGCCTGCTTGACCACGTCTTTCAGGTTCACCTGCGCCCATTCAAGCCACCAGTCGCCCTTTTTCCATGTGCGCCCCCTGAGCAGCAGAAGGGCGCGGATGAGGTTGTAGAAGTGGGGCATTTTCGCAGCCTGGCGTGTGGCCACGTCGGCAAGGAGGATCTCCGCCTCGTTGTCGGACAGGCTTTCCGTGGTGGACCAGTGCATGCCCAGCATCCATGCCGGGAGACCGGTCTTCGCGATGATCTGTTCCAGCACGTGCCGGGCAGGCACCTCCAGTTCCAGCACCTGACCGTCGGCGCCGATGATCTTCACCTCGATGGAGGAATTCGTATCGATAGCGCGGATGAAATCGGCGGACTTGCCTTCCCTTTTGGCCCGCACGGCCTGGTCGAATTCGGTGGCGATGGTTGTCCGGCGAGCGACAAGGTCCGTACCGTCTCTCTTGCTCGTTTTGTAGACAACCGAGTAAGCAGGGTCTCCGAAGCGTTCCCAGACATTCAGGAGGCTGTTGTGCATGGTCGCCAGGATCTTCGCCGTGAACTCGCAGGACCGGAAGAGGGGCACGCCGTGGGGGTTCTGGTTTTCGTTGTTGATGGAGAAATAGATCAGGTTTGTCTGATCGAGGGGCCTCCAGTCCAGGTCGTTGTCCGCCCTCTGGTATATCGTCAGGCCGGGCTGCTCCGGCGGACCTGCGGCGTTGCGGGCAAACTTGATGCATTTGGAATCGCCCACCCGCAGCTCAACGATGTCGGTGCGCTTGCGGTCCGTGATGAACTCACCAAGAGCGAAACCCTGCTCGAAGGCCTCGTTGGTCAGGTTCTGGTGGAAGGCCTGAATGCCTCTCTGGATGTCGTTGACCCTGACATTGTAGAACCACTCCTGGATCTCCTCCACGAGGGCCTCGTTGTTGCCCTTGACCACGATATGCCCGTCAAGGGAGACGAGCCGGTTAATGGCCGCATCCATGACAGGGAGGGCCTCACGCAGGAACTCGTAGAAGGTTGCCTCCACCTTGCGGGGGATGTAGTTCGCGAAATACTTCGTATAGGGGCCCTGACCGTCGGTGGAGCGCAACTGCACGCCGCCCTCCGGTTTCACGGGCGGGTACACCTTAAAGAGGCTCGACGACCTGCCCATCGTGTTGATAACCCAGCCAAATAACTTCATCTCTCATTCTCCTTTCCTGTCTCCCGCCTATCTATTTTCTCTTGCCTTCAACGTTGAACCCGGAACGTTGAACCTTGAACGTCTTCCAGGCTCTCTCATGCAAAAATGTCCTCCCCCTCTGCCGTCACGAGGCCCGCCAGCACCTGGAGCCGGTCGGAATCGATCAGGTGGTCGTCTTCACCCTTGAAAATCCTGTGGCGGTCCCCCTGCCGGACGGTGTGGTTCGGATAAAAGAAGGCGAAGTCCGGGTCCGGGGGATATTCCAGTTCCTGGCGCTGCATCTTCTTGATGAGCAGGTCCGTGGCAAGCTCCTTCAGGGTGATCTTCGCGGGCTTGCCCGTCTTGGCGTCGATGATGGGGCTGTCCTCTTCGTCTACGTTGTCGGTTGTGGAACCGAATTGGTACCCGTGCAGGCGGTCATCGTAATTCTTGTGCTCGTATTGAGGGAGCCCCTGCAGGTCATGGGCCACGGCACTGCCGGCATTCCCGAAGTCCGTGCCCCAGATCGTCTCGTCGGGGGTATAGAGATCATCGAGGGCGTCGATAGCCTGGCACTGCTGGTCATAGGTGACATGTTTGAGGTGGAGGCGTGCGACCTTTCGCTCTCTCTTGCCGAGAACGAGCGTCATGGTGATCTCCGTGGGGTCCCCCGAGAAGCCCAGGTCCGCTCCTCCGCGCTTGAAGCCGGGGACGTAGGAGAAGAAGCTCTTGATCAGGCGCCGGAACGGAGATTCCGAATCGTCATCAAGATCGAAAAAGAGCGACTTCATGTAGACCTCATCGAGGAGGATCGCCTGCCGGGGCAGGATGTCGCCCTCGGTGGGCGCCAGCTCGCAGCGGTAGCCCGTTGCCATGACCTCGTTGTTCCCGGCGTCGACAAGGACCTTCAGACAGCGGTATTCGGGGATCTCTTTTACACAGAGTCTGAACTGATGCCAGGGAAAGACAGTATGTTCCGGATCGCCGTCTTCTCCGAGTACGTTATGTTTGTAGGCCGCAGAATCTTCTCCACCGTACTGGTCGATGTAGAAGCGCCTTCGCTCGTCCGACCAGTAAGGAGCCGGCATAAAGGATTTCGGCCACCGGAAAAGACGGAACTTGAGGGCTTTAATATGTTTTGCAGCGGATTTAAGGGATTCAATTTCAACCTCCTCTTTGGGTGGGTCTGTAGACGCGGGTGCGGCGGATGCGTACCCCTCCGGGCTTGCCTGCGCCGGAACCAGTCGCACGTCGGAGGCTGCGCGGCCCTGCCTCGGCTTCCCCGGTCCCGGTCCCGGCGTTGCCCGTTGCCCGAGCTTGTAAAACTCGCAGGAGCGGTCTCCGTCGGGCACCGAATAGATGCGGGCGACACAGCTCGGCTTCATGGCACGCCAGAATTCGGACCACTGCTTCTCGTGCTTGTCCTTCGCGGCCTCGTCTTTGATGGCGAAAGTACGGGCATGCACGCCCCTGTAGGCGATCCCGTCGTGACCGGATGGACGGAAATCGATCTTGAAGAAGTTCGTGAAGTAAAAGGCATGGTGGGGGTGCTTCTTCCAGCGCCGCAGCGACTTGAACAGGTCTTTGTTCCAGAGGAGCTGGTCGTACATGCCTTCGATGATCTCGTCAAGGTGCGTCTGGAGGGGGGCCCCGATCAGGCCGGAGCCGTTGCGGATCGTGAAGGCCTTGTGCAGTACCCATGCGATGATCTCCCGCGTCTTGCCCACCTCGGAGCCGTCCTTGTGGACGCAACTGCCGTCGTGCTCGAGCGACTCCACCTGGTAGGGCCAGAAATTGTACGGTTCCTCGTGGTCCGGGTCCTCCGGCTCGCGCAGGAACATCCGGCACCACAGGTAAGGATTCCCGCAGATGCAGTTCCACTGGCATTCTTCGAGAGACGAGAAGCCGGGCGGGAATTCGGATCGGGCAAGCTGGTGTATAGTCCAGTCGTGGCCCTCGAGCCAGCCCTCGAAATCAGGACGGGGGACAACGATGGATTTCTTCAGGTCTGCAAGCGAGACCGGGGCCGGGGCATCATCGCTCGCATGGTGCGCATAGGCGACAATCAAGGGCCGTCACCTGCCGTCGTCATCGGAGGGGTCATAGCCGGGCCGGCCCTTGAAGGCCCCTGCGGCCCTGGACATCAATTCCGCCAGGGTCTTGTTGCCTTCCTCCTCCACGTCAGAGCGCTTCTTCGACCGGGGGGTGATGAGGAACTCGGCGGGGTTAAGCCCCAGGTCGGCGATCAGCTTCGGCAGGGCCAGAAGCGACGGGTGGGTCACGTATTCCGTAGCGATGTGGTTCCCGTCCTTGTCCGTCTTCTCCCGCTGGAGCACGGTGCCGTCCCGGAAGATATCCTCGATGAGCATGTCCACGACCTTGATGGTGTTGGCGATCTGGAGGGAGGCCAGCTCGTTGAAGTCGTCATAGTCTTTGTTCTTCACGGCATTGTGGACGGCGCGGAAAAAACCGATCACCTCCACCTTGTCGAGGCAGTCATCCCCCGGCTCCACCTCGCCGCCCTCCACGAGACGGCAGGGGTATTGCGGGCACGTCGACTTGCAGGGCTTCAGCTTGTTGATGAAATTGTCCGCAAAATGGCCGTGCTTCCAACCGTTCCGATTCCCGGCCATGGCCGCGCACTTGGCCGCAGAATGCGTAGCGGCCCGCCGCTGTGCCAGCGCCGCCTCCGACATCGTATACCGCCTCTTAACCCGCAGGCGGACAGGGATGCCCGGCTCCTGCTCTTCAGGGTCTGTGTCTTGACCTTTGGCATTGTCTTTGACGTCGAAGCCGGAGCCTGACCCTCCGTCCATTGCCGCCTTCACCTTTACGAAAGCCTCGATCCGTTCCTCATAGGCGTCCAGCTTCTTCTGTTGATATTCCTTCAGGATCAGGCCGTCCTTGACCATCTGCTTCAGCGCGATATACTGTTTGATGTCGTCCGCCCGCTTCAGGGCGCCTTTCACGTTTTCGAGGATTTCCCGCATGTCCGCCATGCTCTAACCCATACCACCAAACCGTGAAGCATTCTGGCAGACCATTGCATTATTTTCCGGCTGCCCTTATATGTCCTTTATGTCCTATAAGTCCTATCTGTTTTTGTCCTATCGCCCTTGCCCAGGTCGTCCCCCCCTGGCACGCCTTTTGCATCGCACGCGCACCCACGTCCTGATTATTTGCCCCGTCTCGGGGCCGATCCCCGTCAGCCGTCCCCGAGACGCGCCCTCTGAATTCACAAATCAGCTCGTAACTATGCAAAATCATTGAAACAACACAACATCACAAAAATCTTTTCACAAGCTCAAAAAAAACTTGACAATATAGCGATATGATATATAATAGATATATGGATACAGCAAGCGACCGCGACAAACCCATCCTCCTCCGTCTCACGGAGGCGGAGAAAACGCTCGTCGCAGAGCGTGCAGCGGCCCTGGGCCTCTCGCTCTCCGCATATCTCCGCCTCCTGATCCACCAGGACAGGGAGCGGCGACAGAGTCAATCTGCCCATCCGGGGGCATAAACCCGGTAACGGACCCGGTCCCGGAGTCGCAGCCCACCAGGCGGCAACGGAGAGTGGGGACGGAGAGAGATAAAAATGAAAAACCTCGACCTCCAGAAAAGATTGTGGCAGGCTGGGTATATGGCAGACCCGGCCTCCGCGAAAAGGATTACGACAGCCCTTGCGACCAAACCGGTCGCAGGGGCGTTTTTGTTCGGCCCCGCCGGGTGCGGTAAAACGTACCTGGCGGAGACCCTCGCCGCGTGCGAAGGCGGGGAAGCGTATTTTTATCAGTGCTTCCCAGGCACCCGGGAGGACGACCTCTTGGTCAAGATCCTCCCGTCGGAAACCACCATCAGCGGGGTACGTCTCACTGACGGCGTAGTCTCGCAGGCCATCCGGGCCTGCCGCAACGGGGGCGAGACCCCCGTCTATTTAATCCTCGACGAGTGGGACAAGACCCGCCCGTCGGCGGATAGTTTTTTACTCGACCTGTTGCAGTCGGGCAGGGTAAATTTCAACGGGCACTCGGCCCAGCTCACCGAGGCCCAACGGGCTCGGTTGAGGGTATTTGTAACCCTCAATGACGAGCGGGAGATCTCCGCGCCGTTGCGGCGGAGGCTCCCCATGATAAGTTTCGAGCCCCTCTCACCGGGGCTCGTCAGGGATGCCCTCGCCCTTACCCACGAGGGGCACCCCTATATAGGGGCCGCCGTGATATTATACGAGCGGTCCCTGATGGCAGGCTGGGATGAGCCTGCCACAATCCAGGAGTTACGGCAACTCCTGGACGCCGTAACCTGCCTGGGCGACCAGGCGGACTGGGACATGCTGGTGCGCCAGTATGTCTCCAAGACGGCGGAGAGGCACACCCTCCTCGCCCACGTCGAGGGTCGCCGTACCGACTCCCAGCGGGAGGCCGCGTCGGTGCACATAGACCCGGCGGCCTACGAGGAGCCGGAGTCTGGGGGGGGGGGGGGGGGGG